GGTGTGCAGGCGTAACCGTTCAGGTCGATGCTGCGGTAGGAGCAGGAGGCAGTAGGAGCAATGGCGAAGGCGCGGTGGAAGCCAGCCATGCTAGCGATGTAGGCGGCCCCGTGGATGGCAGTGTGTAGACGACAATAGAGGTCTATAGCCTTAGAACTTGCATCCTGCCTGTCTTGGAATACCGCAGCCAGATCAGCATAGGTCACACCTTCCTGAGCCAGGAAGTTGGCCAGACCTAGGATACCCAGGGCAATTTGCTTATCCACTGCTGGACTGAGGTAGACCCCATCAGCGTCTACCCCTGTCTTGGGGTGCATAGCCATCAGGGAGGTCATACCCTCGATAAAGGCCTGCTTCAGGGTGTAGGTGGTGCATTTGCCCAGGTTGACGTGCTGGAGGAGGCAGGTCCCTCGGTGAGGAAGGTAGACCTCGAGGCAGACGTTGCCGTAGATCCGCCTGTCTTGGTCGTCGTACCGGATCTTGTTGAGCCAGAGGTCCCCAGAGGCGATGGCCTGGAGCACGACATCGATCAGTTCTGGCGAGGCGTCTTCCAAGAAGCGGTCGTCCACATCCAGGCACCGCTTGACCCACGGGAGCTCCCGGCGATCGGCCTGGACGAACTCGAGGGCATCAGGGTGGGTGTAGTCGAGGTGGAGCGTGATGGCTCCATTCTTGAAGGTGCCACCCCGGCGAAGGATTTCGTTGAGGGTGCTGTAGATCTTGGCAAAGGACACGGGGCCGGAAGCGGTCAGGCCACGACCGTTATCGGATCCTCTGGGACGGAGGTTGGAGAGGTGAATCGAGACGCCGGCACCGTTGCGCAGGGCGTAGGAGGTGAACCGCCAAGAGTCTTCGATGCCATCAGGGCCTTCCATCTTATCCTGCACCACGAAAACGGTACAGGAGACAGGCAGCCGCCCCAGGTCGGACAGAGCGGCTGTAGCAGGATCAAGCTGCTTAAGGGTCTCTAGGGCATCCAGCCAGGACTGAACCCGACCGGTGCGGGAGATGAGGTTGGAGACGTCCTGGGTCATGAGGTGAGAGTTTGCTTTTCAGGGAAGCAGTGAGGGTGGAAAAAGAGACGGGCGAACTTGTTAGAATGCCGTGTGGTGAGGAGGATGGCATCCTGCCCTTTTGGGATCTCCTGGTTGCAGACTCGGCACAGAGCGGACTGCCCGGGGGCCTCCCGAGTGAAGCCCCAATTATAGTAGCTCATGTGAGGTTTTTGGTGACGATGGGGGTTTTCGGTTTGTGCTCGCCGCACCAACTGGAATCCATCAAGACTCGCGCTTGGCCGTAATCTCTATCAATAAAATCAGGATACCGGCGGCATTCCCCGCGGGGATCGTTAATAGGCTGGAAGAAGCGGCAGGTTTTACAGACAGGCTTGGTCATGGGATCAGATCGGACAGCTGGGGTTCAAAGTAGCCTGGACCCTTCAATACCTTACCACGCTCATTCAGGATCGGTTTCCCGTCGATGTCGAGCTTGCTCATGTTGCTCTCGTAGACCCTGGTCAGGGCCAGGTCGAGGTTCCATCCCTTGGCCGCGGCGAACTGGTAGGCAGTGAACACCAGGTCAGCTAGCTCCTTGAGGGTGTGGGCCTCGTCATCCGTGCCATTGGCTTCAAGGAACTCGGTGTATTCCTCGTCGATCAGGGTCAGCTGGAAGCCGGCTGTGTCGGGGGCAGGCGTTGGAACCCCAAACGCACTCCGCCACTTGAGGGCTTCGTGGGTGTGGGTCATGTCGGGGGTGGAGTTAGAGCGAGTCATACCGAGGAATCTCTGGATGGGCTGTGTATATGCGTTCAAGGTGCGCTGCTTGACGTTCCTCCAGGAGGCGCTTTTCTCTGATGCTTTGCTGGAGCACGTCGTCGAAGCCTCGAACCTCTTTTTGCAGAGCTGTGATCTGCTCCGTCAGCTGACGGAGAAGGTCGTTCTTGACGGCTAGCTTCTGGTTGGCTTCAGTGAGACTGTCCTGGAGGTTGAGAACCCTCTCAATGACTCCGAAGGCGTTGGGTCGGTTCATGGCTGGTAGTGCTCTAGTTCGTTCTGCAGGTAGTGGATGGCTTTCTCCAGGTCGTCAACCTTGCTGTCCTTGAAGCCAGCACGGCAGATGTATTTGATGGCATTGCCCAGATGGTAGTTGAGGCCTTGGTCTCGGATGAAGTCCCAGACCTCAATCTTCCCCCTCTTGTAGTGCCTGGGGCCTCGAATTGAAGAGCTTACGGTAGGCAGGGTTTCCTCGGACGGCTTCGAGGTCGGCCGGCAGGGAATCAGTGAGGGGTCGGAATGGTCGTGACGGTCGAATGACATTGCTTAAATTGTTTTGAAGAACGAAGTTTTGAGAGATGAGGCTTTTGATCGCTTCAACTAGCTCGTGTTTGGTGTTGTTGGGCAGCTCCAGCTCCATCCTGGAGAGTGCAAGGCGCTGCTCCAGAGTTATCTCAAAAGTTAGAGGTGGGGGGATGGTGTCCATAGGATGGGTGTGCGGGCTTTCCAATCATACTCCCCCGGACGGAGGATGCGCGCCAGCTGGGCATTTTGTAAAGCGTCTGCTTCCGTGAGCCCAGCCTTGACAAAGGCATTGACCACTGCTTCCCACCAGAGCTCCCTAGAGGTCTTGTCGAGAATGGCCTTGGCCTTGACCGCTCCGATGCCGGGGCAGCCCTTGTAGCCGTCCACAGCGTCACCTGTGAGGATCTGCTGGAAGAAGAAGTAGTCGCACTCCAGAAGGGTCGGGGTGACCTCTTCGGATCCGTTCCACTGGCGGCACTGGATCTGGCGAAGATCCTTGTCAGCGGAGATGAGCACGATGTTAATCTCGGTCTGGTGGCAGCGCATCCCCAGGAGGTCGTCGGCCTCGAGGCCTTCTTCCAACTGAGCAGGATACTCACTGCAGGCCCACTTGACCAGGCGGTGGAAGCCTAGGGGCTTACGCTTGAGGCGGTGGCCCTTGTATTCAGGGTCGACGGTTTTACGGAAGTTGTTCCGGCCGGTGAAGAACAGCTCAACAGCATCACACTGGAAGTGCTTCTTCCAGAGATCCAGGGTGTCAACAAAGCGGCGCTTGGCCTGTTTGAAGTCCGACGCGACCATGTGCCAATCACCATGCTCGACCTCCACTTCGGAGGATTGGCAGGCGGTGTAGGCCGGGGTGTCGGCGTCGATGAGAAGTAGGTCTGGGCGTTTGGTCATGCTGCTTCGATCAGGATACATTGGGGTTGGGTACCATCAGCGTCGTCTGGGTGTACCAGGCTGGCCATGTACTCTTCCTTTACCAGGAGCTCCACCCCCACGCCAGAGGCGACCATGGCAAATTCACCATGATCGGCGCAGACTCTTACAGGAAGGAGAAGCTCTTCAGGTGTGAGCTGTTGAAGTCTAGTAAGCAGTTCGGTTCCAATCATTGTTCTTGTTAGTGGCAATCTGCCCAGTTGGGACCGTGCTTGGCCTCGGAGGCCAGGGGCACGTTGAGTTTGAAGGATTTGCCGACCGTGACGATCGACTCGGTGAGGATCCGCTCGACGGTGTCCACCTCCACAGGAGAAACGGCCACCTGGATTTCATCGTGGATGAAGCCGAGAGGAGTATAGTCGATGCCGAGTCGCAGCTCGCCATCAATGTTCCGGTAGCTCTCCACCACCCAGTTCTTACAGACGATGGCGCCGGCAGACTGGAGCAGGTAGTTGAGAGCGGCGTGTTGCTTGCCCTGGAGGTAGAGGATCCGGCCGTCGAGGGCCTTAAGGGTGCCGTCCTTGGAGCGAGCCTTGACGGACTCCAGGAGGGGCCCAAGGCCAGGGATGGCGGCCACGAAGGCCACCCGGACCTCCTTGCCTAAGGCAGAGGCCTGCCGGCCCTTCAGGAGAGGGTTGACGGTGCGGCCGAGTTTCTCGTCGCCTGCCCCGTAGAGGAAGGCGTAGGTGATTGTTTTGACGGCCTTGCGGGTGATCTCGATGCCTAGGGCCTTGGTGACCCCGTCGGCGTTGATCTGGTGAATGTCGCCGTTGACGACGATGTCAGCGAAGCGGCCCGAGTCGAAGAAGGCGAGGTAGTGGCCAAGCATCCTAAGTTCAAGCCCCGAAGCATCAGCGCCCACTTCCACAAAACCGCTGCCAGGCCCGAATAGAGCACGACAGCGAGGGTCAGAGGATACCTGACCAAGGTTGGGGGAACGATGAGCATTGCGTCCGGTGTTGGTGGCGAGGGAGCAGGAGTGGTGGATCCGGCCCTCCCTGGTGACCGACTTGAGCCAGGAGTTCTTGCCCTCCGAGAGCTGACCGAGGCCCTTCTGAAGCTCGAGCATCCTGGCAAAGGCGGGCGCTTCGGGGGCGACCAGGGCCAGGAGGACCGACTCGTCGATCTTGGGCTTGCCGGTGTCGGTAAACTCTTCGGGTTGCCAGTCGCGCCAGGTTTGGAAGACCCAGGCAATGTGGTCACGACTGGTCGGGTTGAAGTCAGTCAGCTTGGTGAAGGGCGCTCCCTCGACGTACCCCAGGGTGCGGTTGTTCCGCTTGGGAGTCATGGGCTTGCCGGCCACATAGGGGAAAGCATCACGGAGTTGGGCGGCCAGTTCCTCAGACTCAGAGCGGAGAACGCTTTCTAGCTGTTCTCCTGCCTTGACGTCGAATGGCCAGCCGTAGCGTTCCTGAACAGCCATGATGCGGGCACAGTCGTGCTCCATCTTGACCGAACGAGCGAAGGCTTCGGCTTTGGGTTGGAGGCGTTTCCAGAGGAGGCTTGTGACCTCCACGTCTCGGACGCAGTAATCCTGCATTTCCTGTGACCAAACAGACCAGTCGGCATGATCCTTGTAGTCGCCTTTGTGGTAGTCGAGGCGCCAACCCCAGGCCTCCAGGCTATGGCGGCCGTAGAGTTTAAGGGGCATTCCCTTTTTGCGGATCTTGTAGTCGATCCCAAGGACGTGGGGGAAGAACTGCCGGGAAAGGATCAGGGTGTCGCAGAGTTCGATCTCCTTGGCGTCGAACCAGGGGAACATCTCGTGGAGCACCTCGATGTCGTAGCCGATGATGTTGTGGCCAACCAGAAGGTCAGCTTCAGCCAGGTAGCTTACGCCGGTCGAGATCGACTCGTGTGTGCCCTGGTCGTTGTAGACATGGACCTCGTTGGTGTCTAGGTCACGGGTTACGAGGCAGTGGATCGTGTCGAACCCCTGCCGCATGAAGCCGTTGGTTTCTAGGTCGAAGGCAAGTCTCATTGGAACCTCTGAGGGAAAGCCGGAGGAGTATGATGATCCCACCACTCAGATCCGTCGTATTCACCCCTGGTGGCCCAGGATCCATCGGCAAACCAGATGGTGCCATAGAGATTCTGGCTGCCGAAGCCTGAGTCGTAGTCAAAGCACAGGAGAGGCAGGATCTCCTCAAGGGTTCCTGTGCTGTAGGGCCCCTCCCTGTAGTTGATGTCCCGGGCAAAGGTCAGGCAGATCACCTCAGGCTTGTCAGCCAGAAAGTTCTGTAGTTCTTGTGCTGCTGATGTCAAAATGGGGATTCCTCCTCAGATGGTGGGAAGTACCCGGAGAGATCTTCGAGCATCCTTCCGGTCTCTGAATTGTAGCAGACTTTCCCAGCAGGGCCGGTGCGTCCGTTGTGCCGGGACTTAAGGACCCGGACAGTTGTTCCATTCTCACCCTCCTCGAGGTCTCGCTCTAGGGCGATGACGCAATCGGAGAGCTGGCCAATGGACCTGCTGCCGCGAAGCTGGTTGAGGTGGGCTCGACCACCACTCTCGTGGGACTTGCCGCCGCCCTGGACACCGGTGAGGTGGCTGATCAGGAACATGCCGCAGTTGGTCTCCTCCACGAACTGCCTGAGGCGGGTCATGGTGACGTCGATCAGCTTGCGCTCGTCGCCGTCGTCGTTGCCTGATACCAGGATCGAAAGGTGGTCAACAAAGAGCCAGTGGCACTCCTCAGCCATGACCATGAAACGGAGCTCGTTCAGGAGTTCCACAGGGTCAACAGCCCGGAAGCCTGAGTTGAAGACCACCCGACCAGAGCCAACGGAGTTGTCGAAGGCCTTTCGGAGATCTTCAGCGGGGATGCTGTTGTCTATGTGAAGAGGCCTGTTTGCCTCCACGGTCATGAGCCTGAGGGCACACCGTTGGAGTGATTCCTCGAGGGCCACATAGCCGATCTTCTCGCCCTGCTGGACAAGGTGCTGGGCTACTTCACCGCAGAACGTTGATTTGCCGACGCCGGTTCCGGCCGTAAGAGTAACGAGCTCGCCACGTCGGAGACCGCCGGTAAGGTCATTGAGATCGCTGTAAGGCCACAGAGCATCCCGACCACGAAGTGGGGCAGAAACGAGCGCAAAGAGTGATTCACCGGACACAACGGCCGCAGGACGCCAGGGTTTCTTGTTCCAGATGGCTTGACGAACATGCTCAGGAGCGGATAGGAGGGCTTCGTTGGCGTCCTTGAGGGGCGCCGCGGTGGCGATAAACGTCCGAGCACCGGGCAGCAGGGGGGCGCATTCTTGCGCTGCTACTTGTCCGGCCTCGTCGTTATCGAAGAACAGGATGATCTCCTCGAAGTTGAGGAGGTACTTGAGGTTGACCTTGATTGCCTTCTTGGCAGCCTTGGCTCCCAGGGGGACCGATACGACAGGCCAGTTGGGTCGGCACTGCCAGACGGCTAGGGCATCCAGCTCGCCTTCGGTGATCACGATCGACTTGCCTCCTCCGAAGAGGTGCTGGCCGAAGAGGGTGCCAGGGAGGTCACCGGTAACCGGGTGGGTCTTGTCTTGGTATTTGGACTTGTAGGCTACGAGTCGGCCGGATTCGTCGTGGTAGGGGAGGATGATGCGTTTCTTGGCGACGTCGAGGCGGACGCCGAACTTACGGCAGGTCTCCGCAGAGAGCCCACGGGAACGGAGAGCAGTGACCTCCCCTGGAAGATCGACTGCAGGAGCCTGTGTTGCTCCTCCGCAGACCTCTCCGTCAGGGCCTGTGTGTCTTTCACAGACGAAACAATGCTCATGACCATCAGTGTAGAGGGAATTGGCATCCGATGACCCGCAAGTGGGGCAGGGGATGTGTCGGACGAACTCCGAGTCCTGATCGTTGTGGTTTATCGGAGCCATTCAGGTGGGATGGAGAGGTAGTGACACCAGGGGAAGCCGTGCTTGTCGCACCACTCCCCGTGGTTTGTCTTGGATCGAGGCGCGGCGGGAATGCCCGGGCTTTGCAGGACGAAGCGGATGTCGAGATCCGGGTAGGCCTGCTTGACTGCCAGCATCTTAGGCCGACAGTCGTGGCCCTTAACGATGAACCGCCCCTTCACCTCCAGGATCACCCCGTTAGGCAGGATGATGTCTGGGGTATAGGTATGGGTCAGGGTGTAGGGAAGCTTCAGGCTTTCGAACTGAGCGTCCGGTTGCACCGCCTCGATCTTGCCCCAGACTGCTGACTCGAGCTTTGAGCGGAAGCGGTGCGAGGCCATCAGAACGGAATGTCGTCGTCCTCTTCGGCGGCAGCCACAGGGCCAGCACCGAATAGATCCGCAGCTTCCTCAGCAGAGACGGGCTCAGGAGCCTGACCTTGGGAGACCACCGAAAGGATCTTGCCGGCGACCACCCGTAGGGATAGGCCGCATTTGGTGCCGAAGACGTATGGCTTCAAGCGGACGGCCAGCTGCACCTTGGTGCCTTCGCGTACCGTCTCGGTCAGGTCGAAGGGGAGATTGTCCGGACCATGGACCCACAGGAAGTCAGGCTTCTTGCTGTCGTCAGGGCCGGGATCGGGGTTGCCGTAGCTGTACTTGATGCAGCCATCCTCACCCCAAGGTTGAGGATCGTGACCGATGCGGCCCTTGCCGGCCAGCTTGGTGGCGCCCCACTCTAGGGCTTTTGCGTATTCAGCCTCAAAGGTTGCAAACTCCTCGTCGGAAAGGTTGAAACCGATGCGGCAGTTGTTGAACTTACCAGAAGGCTTGAGGGAGATGAAGCCCTCGAGCTTGGTGGTGATGATGTGGAGATCCTTGTTGCTCATGACGATTGAAGTTGTTCTGTGAAGGAGAAGGGTTCCAGGAACGTGGCCACATCCTCGGCATTGGTGCAATCACCGTCGAGGGTATCGTCCCAGTAGCGGGCGATCAGTGAGTCCTGATGGAGACCAGTCTCGTAAAATGCGGGTCCAGGGAAGCTCATTCCGCAACCCCCAGTGTTTCGGCGGTCTGGGCCACCTCGCCCTCGAGCGTCTCGATGTCTTCGCCGTCTTGAGCGATGAGGAAGGCGTCTGCCAGGAGGATGAAGCCGTGAACCTGCTCAGCAATCTCGCCAATCGGGACCTCGGTGAAGGGAGTCTCCTCGTCCTCGATGAAGGTCTCAATCAGGTAGACCAGGGTATCCGGCTGGATCTTGGTGTCAAGTTTGGTGTTGATGTCGGATGCCAGTTCGGCTATTTCTTCGTAGGTTGCCATGGGAGGAGGTGCAATAGGGGAAGCCGAAGCCTCCTCAAGAATTTGGTGAACGGAATCAGGCCGCAACCTTCTGGCGACCACGGGGGCGGCCGTTGGAGATGCTGATCACAGGAGAGTCAACATCGAGGGTGCCGGCGTTGAGGGCCTTGACGGTCTTCTTGGCCACCTTGACGGCTTCGTCGGTCTGGGCCCGCTCGAAGCGAATCTTGAAGTCAGTACCGATGCGCTTGAGGCCGTCTTCGGCGGCATTGCGGCCGTACCGGAAAATAGTGATCACACCGATAGACCTAGGGTCGTACAGGTGAGCAGGTTGAGGGGCGTGGAAGTCGTAGGTGTCTACCTTGGCTTCGTCGCGCTTGTTGAGTGCCATGAGGCTTGTGAAAGGAGGTGGAGGTGAGTCTTGGATCCAGTGGTCGGAATGACCTTGGGTGGGGCGGCTGGTCAGCCCCGGGTGTTAGCTACTTAGGCTTTGACTGAACCGACGCTCGAGGTCATCGTGAGCCTCATCTATGGCTTCTAATTGTCTGAGAGCAGCTGAGAGACGGGTATCGACCTCTTTTACGAACTCAGTGAGTCGGAGCAGTAGACTGACGGCTTCTTCATGCTTGGTGGCCAGTTGCGCCAGTTTAGCAGCATCTTGGGATCGGGAGGACATCAGCAGAACAGGTAGTTGGATTGTCGAATCTCATCAGGATTGAGGGTGTTGATCATGACCTCGGGATCCACAGGGACCCCCAGCTGATCGGCCCATCGACCCAGTTGATCCGTCTCGTACATCGTAGCAAAGGTTTCCCGAATGTGCTCCATGGTCCAGCCCACGTCGCAGCTCAGCGTGGAGATGCAGTCGTGGACTAGGGCAAGGGGGCGCTCCCAGGCCTCGAAGGCTAAGTGGAGCAGGGCAGCATCGAAGCTGTGGATCAGGTTCGGAACCGACCCAATGGTGACCTTGCGTTGGTTGAGAGGAGCGGTGGCGGAGTCGAAGTCAGCCACCGTTAGCCGGATGCGTCTCCCCAGGAGCTTGGTGTCGACCAGCTCGGTGGGGTAGATCCGCTTGTCGAGGATCACCGGGAAGCCTGAGGGGCTTGTGAAGGCCACTGGCTGGCCTGTGTCGTGGGCGACCTGATTGACTGCCTCCTGGATCCACGCACGGGCCTTCATCGGCCCAGGAAGGACCTCAGGGATGGCCTTACGGTAGACGGCGTCGACCAGGTCATTCAGGGGGACCCCAAAGGACTTGGGCAGGGCCTGTCGTAAGTAGTCCCGAGCAGAGCTTTGGGTCAACCCGTAAGGAAGACACATCACGACCCGCTTGGTGACCTTGCGGGTGATCAGAGGGTGGAACTCCTCAGGGAGGTACTTCTTGGCCGCCTCAGCCACGGTCTTGTAGGCGTCGGCCGGCTTAGGCGTGGGGGCCACGTTGACCAGCTCAGCAGCGCCGCGGTCCCGGGTGAGGGCAGAAAGGTGTTGGAGGCCAGAGCAGGTAGCATCGAAGCCTACCAGGAGGTTTGACCAGGTGCGAGTGCAGGCGATGAAGCACTCGAAATACTCGATGCAGGCAGCAAGAAACTGCCACGGCTCATCAGCCCCCTGCCAGTTGGAGATAGTGAGCAAAGGCTCAGTGGCAACTGCTGTGATCAGGTCCCAATTGGAATCGACCCACTTCTGCCTCTCCTCCATGGTCTCCTTGCCGAAGCCAAAGGTGGTGGCGACCTGGAAGCCAAGCCATTCCCGATCGGCAGGCCCTGAGTAGGC